TTTTGTTAGAGATATAGTTAAGCCTAAAACTAATATTAGAGTTAGTAGTGGATATAAACCTCCTGCTTATGATTATGTAGCTCCTATTGATAAATTAGACCACAGCTATGAAAATGTATTTCCAAGCGGTCCGAGGACAGCCGATGGGGGTAAATTAATGAATTACGACCTTATTGCTGGAGAGATTAATGGTAGAAATGTTCAGGGTGTTGACGTAGGTAGTATTGTAGGTACAGAAGGGTCTCAACATGATATATTAAATCTAACAACAACTAGACATGGAATTAAATTGTTAGAAGAAACAAAGGGAGGATTTACTAATTACACCGACTGGATTAAAAAGTCTGGAACATATAGGTTTAATCCTCAGTTTATATTCCCAGCGGTTACAGCGAAATCTAAAATAACAATAAGTGGTAGAACATTTATGCCAGGAGAAAGGATACCTATAAGTGGAGAAGGGCTTCCTAATATGGATGCGTATCACGAAATAGTAGACGGCAAATTAACACATCCAAAAGTGGAAATGGTTTATTTCTTGCAAGGAACTGTTGTACAAAAAGGTCAAGATGATGCTCCAGCGATAACACGATTTGAAGGAACCGTTAGAAGTCAAATGAACCATTGGATTAAGAAACAAACTAAAGATAATCGTACAGTATCACACATGAACTCAATTTTAGGAATTGGAACATCAAAACTTCCAGAATAAATAAATAGAAAATGGATATAAAAGAACAAGAATCAAACCTAGAATCATTAAAATCTTTTGACGAATCTTTAGATTTAAATCAAGTTAGATTAGACTTAGAATCTACATTGTTAGATGACCTTGACCAAAACAACGGAGTCCCTACATTAACAATGAGAGAAATATCAGAATTTTTCCCTAATACAGATGTGAACTATCTTAAAGCAATGAAAAATAACATTGTTAACAACAATGAGTCGTTAAAAAAAAAAGATTTAAGTCTCACATCATTAAGTTCTTCAAATATTGTAGAAACATCAGAGTTAGAAACCCATTCTACATCAGAAAGTTCGTTTACACAAGAAAGCGTTAGTCATAAATCAGATAGTTATAACTCTGAGTGGTCTTCATCAGAATCTTCAGAATCAGATGATTCTTCTGTTTCATTAGAAACTACAGAAGTAAGTGAAGAGACTACAGAAGTAAGTGAAGAGACTACAGAGCTAACGGACCCTACCGACCCTCCATTTACAAAAAAAGAAATTAATAGAGCTCAGACTTATATAGATAATAATTGGGCTCCAGATACAAGAACAGGAGAAGATAGGGATAAGCTCTTTAATATTGAAGCATATAATTATCTTAAAAAAATAAAAGACGATAAAGAAGCTGAGGAAAAAAGAATAGCTGATGAAAAGTTAGAATCAGAATTTCCTACATTAGACTTAAATGTTGAAGAGCTTAAAATAGGAATTATAAAAAGTGAAGCGACTGGATATTTAAAAGGCTCTCCTGATAAATTATCTGATGAAGATTATTCTCTTAAAAATGCGGATGGAGATAGTTCCGCCATAGGTCCTTATCAATTTATATACTCTCAATTTAGAGATATATTAAAAACAGAGTTTAATGTAAACTCCAGAGAAGATTTTATTGGTAATAAAGAAGCTCAGGAAGGATTGTGGAATTATATGATGGAAGATAAACCTGGAAGGTATCCTTTTATGGCAAAATCTTTATATAAAAACTTTCCAGAACAAGTTAAGGAGTTAAACGTGTCTTTTCGTGATTTAATAGCTTTAGAACATTTTGTTGGACACCCTGAGTTA